GTCAACTCGAACAATTCGGTTGTCAACTGCAATGCGAATAATGGCGGGTCTGCTCAAAGGCTTAAAGGATTTGTCGTCGTGGCCAGGAGTGCCGAATATATAAGACGTGGCAGTTAGGAAGAGACTGCCGACAGAGGCGGTTGAGATGCCGCTGATGCCCAACGGCTCAAGCACTTGCAAAAAAAGATGCTGACAAAAGAAGATATAGAACAGGCGATGAAGAAGGCCACTATCGGCCACCGTGGGAAGTGGGAGGTCAGGAGAATGATGGAGCATCCCGACGAGTACCGCGACCGACTCTACAACGACCTGCTGAGTGGTGAGTATGTCGGCCACATCCACTATAAGGAGATGGACAGACAAGGCAGGAACGGTAAGGAACGCCACCTGATGTCGCCGTCGCTCTATACAAGGGTGCTACAGATAGCATGGTGCGCGGTGGTACTGCCATACTACCGACGGCACGACCCTTTGGACGGTTTGAACTGTAAGGTGGGCTGCGGCATCACAGCACCGACACGCAGGCGAGGAATAGTGAAGCGGATGAAGCATATCGTCTATGACCGCCGGGACTTGCAATACGGCCTTATGATAGACCAGCGGAAATGCTATGACCACATCAAGAGGGGCGTGTTTCGCCGAAAGTTGATGAAGATAGTCAATGACAGATGGCTTGTAGACTTCGGCTGTAACATCGTCTTCACGCCAGACGGACGGTTGCCGATAGGTACGCCATCATCACCACTGGCACATCACATTGTGATGCTGGATATGGACCGCATGATACGGTCGTTGGCACCCATACAGGTGAGATATGCCGACAATGTATTCCTGGCATCCAGCAGCAAGGAGGAGTTGCAACGGGCGAAGTGGCGCATCAAGAACTGGTGGTGGTACGACCTCGGCATCCGAGCAAAGCGTCAGGACACAAGGATATTCCCGCTCAGTCTGCCATTCGACTTCTGCGGGTACGTCTTCCACCGGAACGAAGACAAGAAGGTGAGCGACCACGACAAGGGCTACACCACCATTCGCCGGTCAACGGCAAAGAGAATAAGACATTGTAAGAACAACGCATCATACGCCAGCTACTTCGGCATCATGAAGCACGCCGACAGTTACCGGCTGATGCATACAACAGAACAGAAAATGAAGTTACAGGAATTATCTGCACGAATAAGGATTGACCGTAAGATGGATGCCCAGCGCATCGAGGTGCGCGAGTTGGCAGATAGCGGTGTGGTGTTCGCCATCTACGACTATGAGCTGCGACGTGATAAAGATGGCAAGACCAACTGGATAAAGTGTCTGATTGGCATTCAAGAGGTGGTGGATGGTCAGCCGACGGGAAAGGTGCTTGCCCGTGAGTTTCACGGAAATTATTCCTGCCTGATAGAAGCCATTGAGTCATGGGAGAAGGCTTTCGGACGTTCTGCGATGCTGCCCATCGAGGACGTGACGATAGAAAACCAATGCGGCTACATTTTCAGCGGAAGTACTAACCAATTAAAATATATCGACGAATATGATTATCAACAAAGTGATTGTGCCTAAAAGCATCGGTGATGGGGTAGGCACGCTAAACTACAACAAAGAGGGAAAGCTCGTGAGCTATGAGCACGGATCAGTGGTGAATGTCTATCTGTTCCATGAGCAGGATGGCGAGGAGGTCAGGGCACTGGAACTGACAATGACGGGACCGATGACTTATGCGAAGTGCATCAATGCAGCGGAGATGGCCGTCTATGGCTTGCAGACGGCAATGGATGTTGCATCGTTTAATGCTGGGCTGGCAAGAAAGCAGCGTAGTGGACAGACGGCAGACATTCAGGAGCATGATGGCTTTATCGAGAGCGTGAAGCTGGAGCTCGAAAAGCTGGGTATCGGCGAAGCCCCCTACGATGCCTTGGGTCAGGCCAAGCGGCAGAAGATTGCTGAACTGGAGGCCTATGACATCTCTGATGCCGTTAACAGTTTTGACATAGTGTATAACGGCGCAACCATTACAGATTGGCTGACTCCAGACAAGAGGGCGAACTACAAGAACAGCTTGGATAGTGCTGAGATTCTTGGCATGGATGTTGTGCATCCTGTGTTTGGCGGCATCCAGTTTGAGCTTAGTGTTGCTATGGCCAAGACCTCATTGGCAAAGGTGCAGATATATGCCGACCAGTGCTATATTGCCACGGAAAGCCATAAGGCTGCAATTAATGCACTTGAGACAGTTGAAGCTGTTGAGGGGTATGACTATACCACTGGCTATCCCGCAAAGCTGGTGTTTAATCTCGAAGAGCTGACCTAAAAAAAATGATTGAAATGAAAGAACTTGTAATTGACGGTCTCGGCATCATGTATATGCTGGCCGTCGTGGTAATGGTAGCCGTTATAGTGGCTATGGGAGTGGATTTCGTCTCGGGCTGGCGCAAGGCCACGCTTCGAGGCGACGAGAAAACGAGCTATGCAGCGTCGCGGACGCTTACGAAGTTCCTGATCTATGAGGGCATCCTGCTCATTGGCGTGTGTATCGACACCATGATACACTTCGTCTGGGCCATGCTGATGGACGGCTCCTATTTCGTTCCGCTGATGACGATTGCCTGGGGAATCGTCCTCTGTATAGTCGAAGCTTGGAGTGTGAAGGAGAAAGCCGACAGAAAGCAGCGCAAGCGCATTGACGAGGCAGTAATACTGCTGTCGCAGATACTTGACAAGGAAACGGTCGCGGAGCTGCTGAAAAGCCGTCTGCACGACAATGCCAGTAACCAGCAAATCGAGTGACAGGGATGAAGTATTTTACCATTTTCAGCCGTCTGTTGCCCATCGGCAAGCAGATGCGGGCGATGGCCATGTGGCCGTTTGTCATCGTTAAGCGTAGCCGCAGGGCTGAGTTCACCGACAATGTGCGACAGCATGAGGAAATCCACCTGAAGCAGCAGCTGGAGCTGTGGATTGTAGGATTCTGGGTGCTCTATGCCTGGTATTATGTGCGCGGCCTGCTACGCTATCACAGGCACATGGATGCCTATGCGCTTAACCCCTTCGAGCGAGAGGCCTACGCCAACAGCGGCAAGCCCGGCTATCTGGAGCACCGCCATCGTTTCGCGTGGCGGGAGTATAAATGACAACGAAAACAACCAAAATCCTTAATTCCAAAATTCCTTAGAAAGAAAATGGCAAAGAGTGAGATATTAGTACCGTTCATCAAGTCGTGGGAGGGCGGCTTCGTGAACCACCCCAACGACAAGGGCGGGGCAACCAACAAGGGCATCACCATCGGCACGTTCCGCAGCGTCTACGGGCAGGGAAAGAGCGTCGAAGACCTGAAGCGTATCACCGACGCACAGTGGCAGTATATCTTCCGGCGGCTGTACTGGAACCGCTGGCAGGCCGACGATATAGCCAGCCAGAGCATAGCCAACCTGCTTGTGGACTGGGTGTGGCTCAGTGGCAGGTACGGCATCACCATCCCGCAGGCACTGTTGGGCGTTAAGGTTGACGGCATCGCAGGCCCGAAGACCATCGCCGCCATCAACGCCTGCGAGCCGTCGCTGCTGTTCCGTCAGTTGTGGTCAGACCGCAAGGCGTACATCGGAATGATAGCCAGCAAGCCCGGCCAGAGCGTGTTCCTGAAGGGCTGGATGCGCAGGCTCAACAGCATCAAGTATGGCCGTCTGGAGTGCAACGGCGGCAAGACGCTGTGGTGCTGAAAAAAGTTGTCTAAGTTGTCTGAGTTGCCGTTATGAAACAAGACCTGAAGATTATCCTTTTGTGGCTGCTGTGGCTCGTCGGCGTAGGCTTTGCCACATGGCTGCTGGGCGGCTGTGCCACACACAAGAGCTATGAGCACGTAGTCCGCGACACCGTGGTTGTTGAGCGTATTGACAGCGTTATCGTCACCATGCGCGACGTGGATGTCAGCCTGCCCGTGCCGCAGATACACCTGGAGGCGTGGAAGCCCATCGACTCCATCAGCGTGCTTGACAATGGGCTGTATCAGAGCATCGTCGAGGTTGTTGACGGTCAGATACACCACACGCTGAAGCCCGTAGAGGGTGCTACCGTTGACACTACCGTACGGGTGGCCGACACGACGCACATCAGCCACAGCAATACCACGGCCACACACGTGGAAAAGGAAAAACAGACGGTAGAGCGGCAGGAGTCGTGGTGGCAGAAGGTGCGGCGGCGTGTAGGCTCATGGACGCTGGCGGCTGTAGGTGCTGCGCTGGTGTTGCTTGCCCTGACGCTGTTCTACAGGCGTAAGATATGGCCACCGTGACGGTATCCTTTTCTCTCATACGAATTTGTTTTAGTATTTGGTCAGATTCTTGCCTTCGGCGGAAGGCGTAATTGGTTTTTAGTAGTTAGTAGTTT